CACAGTCTGGTAGTATTCCAGGTCTTGATGGTAGAAGACTACACATTAGATCAGAACATGCTGCACTGAACACACTGTTGCAGGGTGCTGGTGCTATTGTATGTAAGCAGTGGCTTGTAGAGATGGACAACAAGATACGTAAGACTGGACTTGATGCTAGGCTTGTAGCCTCAGTACACGATGAGTATCAGTTTGAGGTAGCCAAGCCTGATGTTAAACGCTTCACACAGATTACTAAAGATGCTATGTATCACACACAGAAACTATTTAAGTTTAGATGTGAACTTGACTCTGATTATAAAGTTGGAAATAATTGGGCAGAGACACATTAAAGTGCTTGACAAGAATATAACACCTATGTTATAATACTTTTGTTGTTAGTAGTAGACAACAATAATGGGAATTATCCCACTCAGTGCCGCAATGGTGCGGATTTTAAAAGGAGAATAAAACATGAACGATCCTGTTTACATTACTGGTAAGTGCCACTATGCTTCCATCACTGAACCGAACACCAAGTTCGATCCAGTGTGGTCAATTCAAGTAGAGGTCACTGATGACAACCGTGAAGTTGTTGAGAAGTCTGGTTTAAAAGTAGCTAACAAAGGAGATGAAAGAGGAGACTTTGTAACTATCAAACGTAAGGTTCACCGCAAGGATGGTACGCAACGCAATGCACCGCTTGTGATGGACTCACAAAACAATCGTTGGAATAACGATAAGAAGATTGCTAATGGTAGTACCGTTAATGTAAAGGCAATCCCCTACGAATGGGACTACGCTGGAAAGTCAGGAATATCCGCTGACCTTGCTGCTGTACAGATCGTAGATTTCATTGAGTACTCTGGAAATCAGCAGGACTTCGCCCCCGTAGATGGTGGATACGTCCAAGAGGCTGAAGCAGTTCCGTTTTAATCTAACGTAGGAGATAGAGAGGGGAGTAGTTTCCGTATTCTGCTCCCCTCTTTTTTATCGCATGAAAAAAATTAATACACTGGTTGAAGATATCTATAGTTTATTTAATCTCTCTGCCATTGATATGTCTGAAGAAGACGTTGATAAATATGTAGAAGAGTTTGGTGAGATGGTTAAACTACATACTAAAAAGTTTTTATATGCAGAGGAATCTGTAGATAAAAAGTTAAGACTATCACAGATAGGTAAACCAGACAGACAACTATGGTACGACATTAATTTAAATAAAGAACGTGAAAATCTTGCACCTAGTACACGCATTAAATTTTTATACGGTTATATTCTTGAAGAGTTTCTTCTTATGTGTGCATCAATTGCTGGACATGATGTTAAAGATCAACAGAAAGAAGTCAGCGTTGGTGGTGTGGTAGGACATCAAGACTGTATTATTGATGATGTTCTTGTTGATGTTAAGAGTGCATCAACTAGTTCATTTAAAAAGTTTAAGAATAATAATTTATTAGAAGACGATCCCTTTGGATATATCGCACAGATATCTGCATACGCACAAGCAAATGGATTAAAAGATGCAGCGTTCTTAGCCATAGATAAATCAACTGGAGAGATTGTGCTAACACCAGTTCATTCAATGGAGTTTATAAATGCTGAAGCAAGGGTTAAACATCTTAAAGGATTGGTTAGTAGCAATGCTATCCCTAATCGCTGCTACGATCCTATTCCTGATGGCAAGTCTGGTAATTTTAAGTTACCCGTTGGTTGTGTTTTTTGTTCTCATAAAAGAGAATGTTGGTCAGACGCTAACTCAGGAGGAGGGATACGTGTCTTTAAATATGCACAAGGTAAGAGATACTTGGTTCAGATTGGCAAAGAACCTGATGTCCCTGAAGTGATTGACTGGTAATGCACTGGAAGTACAAAAGAAAACCAGACCCTACCACACACTTTGGCTTTGTTTATATTATCACAAATAAGAAAACATCTAAATGTTATATAGGATGTAAACAATATTTCTATACAAGAAAAAAGAAAAAGGTAGAATCAAACTGGAAAGTATATACTGGTTCTAGCAAACACCTAAATGAAGACATAAAGAAACATGGCAAAAGAAACTTTAAGTTTGAAATTATAGGTGAATATAAAAACAAACGTAGCTTAAAATATTATGAGTGTTATTATCAAATGATTAATCACGTACTAACAAAGAAACTAGAAGGCACTGATGAGCAAGCCTACTACAATAACTATGTAGGTGGTAAGTTCTACAGGCCCGTACAAGAGCCACCAGATGATTGATGATATATTACAAGCTGAATCTTTATATGATCTAACCAATAAGAATCCTGATAGGTCACTCAACCTTGCAATTATTTTACAAGCACTGCTTGACTTATCTAAACCAGAGAAGTATAATGAGCCGCATGAAACATCCCTGTACAGAGATCAGGCGATGGCGTGGGTCTTTGCATCTGTAGGTACAACATGTGAAAACTTTCATATAACATGTGAGCTTGCTGGTGTAGAACCAGACACAGTTAGAACCTTTGCTTTACGAGTAACCCTATCGGAGAACGTAGATGACATCAGACAAAAACTTCACTCCTTCCTGTGATACTATGGAGAGGCAGGTAGGTGGTGATCATTATAAAGACTGTGGTATACAACCTGTTGAGTACATACATGCAAATGACCTAAACTATTTTGAGGGTAATGTTATTAAATATATTACTAGACACAGAACGAAAGGAGAAGGTAAGAAAGATATAGAGAAAGCTATACACTATGCCGAAATGATTTTGAAATTTTATTACAACTAAGGAGGGGGCGATGGCACAATTCCGATCAAACGAAAATCCTATGTTTCGTTCAAAGTTTAGTGAGGATATCTTCAAGCAGAAGTATGCTCACCATAACTGTGAGACATGGGATGCACTAGCATCTGTTCTCGTAGATGATGTCTGCCAGAACTATATGTCTAAGGATGACAAAGAAGAACTTAAAAGAATTATAACAGACCTAAAGTTTATTCCTGGTGGTAGGTATCTCTACTATGCTGGACGTGACAACAAGTTTTTTAACAACTGCTACTTGCTCAAGGCAGAAGAAGATACAAGAGAAGACTGGGCAAACATATCATGGAAGTCTGAGTCCTGCCTCATGACAGGTGGTGGTATTGGTGTAGACTATAGCGTCTACCGTGAAGAGGGTAGACTGCTAAATGGTACAGGTGGTCTAGCATCTGGCCCTATACCTAAAATGCAAATGATCAATGAGATAGGCAGACGAGTTATGCAGGGTGGTTCTAGAAGGTCTGCAATATATGCAAGTCTTAATTGGAAACATCCAGACATAGATGCTTTTCTTAAATCAAAGAACTGGTATGACATGCCTATTGGCACAACAGAACACAGCATTGGTCAGATCAAAGAGCAAGACTTTAATTTTCCTGCACCACTAGACATGACTAATATCTCTGTAAACTATGATACAGAGTGGCTACTAAATTATTATGAGACAGGAGATGTAGGAGATGCCTTTAGGACTAATGTTAGCCAGAGCCTTAGAACTGGTGAACCAGGATTCTCATTCAACTTCTTTGATAAAGAAAAAGAAACGCTCCGCAATGCCTGTACAGAAGTCACGTCAGAAGATGATTCAGATGTGTGTAACCTTGGTTCTATTAACATGGGTCGCATTGACAATCTTGCAGAGTTTTCTAATGTAGTAGAACTAGCTACTAAGTTTCTGCTGTGTGGTACACTACGTGCCAAGCTACCTTACCAGAAAGTCTATGACGTTAGAGAAAAGAACCGTAGGCTTGGTCTAGGTCTAATGGGTATACATGAGTGGCTGATCAAAGCAGGACAGAAGTATGAGGTAACTGAGGGACTACATAAGTGGCTGTCTGTATACAAAGGTATTAGTGATAACACTAGTGCTAAGTTTGCTGACCATCTTAATGTATCACGCCCTGTGGCTAATCGTGCTATTGCACCTACAGGTTCTATTGGTATTCTTGCTGGTACATCTACAGGCATTGAGCCTATCTTTGCTGTGGCATACAAGCGTAGGTATCTCAAGAACGGTACACGCTGGCACTACCAGTATGTGGTAGACAGTGCTGCACAAGAGATCATTGACCTGTATGGTGTTAATCCTACTAAAATTGAATCTGCTCTTGATCTTGCATCTGACTATAAGAGACGCATTAAGTTTCAAGCAGACATACAGGACTACGTAGATATGTCTATCTCTTCTACAATTAACCTGCCTGAGTGGGGTAGTAAACTTAATAACGAAGACACAGTGGATGACTTCACTGAGACACTAGCTACCTATGCTGGTAGGCTACGTGGCTTTACAGTGTACCCTGATGGGTGCCGTGGTGGTCAGCCACTTAGTAGCGTACCCTACTCTGAAGCCGTTGAGAAACTAGGTGAGGAGTTTGAAGAGGGACTAGAGACACACGACATCTGTTCTATCACTGGTCATGGTGGATCATGTGGAGTATAAAAAGTTCTTGACATAAGGACATTATTGTAGTATAATATATGTGTGATGCCAATAATGGGTCACGTAATATCAACTTGCTAATAGGAGAATGATATGGTTAATTCACTTACAATGTTAGATGCCTTGGATGAGTGGGCTATTGGTCACGAAAGATTCTTAAACGAGGGTGTAAGGATATGGAATAATGTGTCTAGGACATATCCACCACACAATCTAATAAAGAAAAGCAGCGATGAGTATGTTATTACAATGGCTGTTGCAGGGTTTTCCAAAGAAGACTTATCAGTTAAGAGTGAAGATGGAACTTTAACTATTGAAAGTAAGAAGTCTGGTAGTGAAACAAAACAAGAGTATGTTTATAAAGGCATTGCTAACAGAGATTTTAAGAAAGAGTTTCTACTGGCAGAGAATGTCTTTGTGAAAGATGTTAAGTTAAAAGATGGTATGTTGGAGATATTTCTTGAGAGAGTTATTCCTGAGAACGAAAAGGAAACTGTCTATCAAATCAATTAACATGGTCTAACTTGGTTAGCCACTTAGTTTGCATTGGTCATTCTAGTGGCTAACCACTTTTTTGGAGTACGTATGAAGAAAGCACCTAACACAGTTTACATTGGCTATGATCCTAAAGAACGTGTAGCCTATGATGTATTAAAGTTTACTATTGAACGTATCTCTGTAGATAATGTTCGTGTGATACCTATTAAACTAGATACGTTACGCCTAATGAATATGTATTGGCGAAAGCACACAGAAGATAAAGGACAGAAGATAGACTCAGTAGATGGTCGTCCTTTCTCTACTGAATTTAGTTTCTCTAGGTTTCTTGTTCCCGCTCTCAACATGTATGAGGGCTGGGCATTGTACATGGACTGCGACATGCTCATACGTACAGACATTAATGAAATCTTTGAAGAGTATAACCTAGATTATTATCCTGTCTATTGTGTCAAACATAAGTACGAACCAAAGGACAGAACTAAGATGGATAAACAAGTTCAACTAACATATCCTAGAAAGAACTGGTCTAGTCTTATGCTCTGGAATTGTTCACATCCTAAGAACAAAGAACTTACAGTTGAGAAAGTAAACACAATGTCTGGCTCATGGCTGCACCAGTTTAAATGGATTGGTGACAAAGATTCAGACATTGGTGGTATAGATGAGGAGTGGAACTGGTTAGACAATCATTCTTCTTCTGATATTAAACCTAAGAACGTACACTTCACCACTGGTGGACCGTGGTTCAAGGACTGGAAGTGTGGTCGTCATGCTGATGGTTACTATGCATCTGAGTGGAACCAAGAGTATACGTATCTTGTAGGAAAAGGAATGATTGAACCTTATGAGTTATAGAGTTGTTACATGCTTCAATGAGAAGCTGCTAAAAAGCAATGGCTCCAAACTGTTAGAAGACTTTGCTTCTAAGTGGGACACTGCTATTGAGTTTGACTGTTACTACTATGATATGGATATTAAAAATTATTCATTACCTAAAGCTAGAAACATTCACTATTATAATCTAAACAATCTATCTGACTACACAGATTTTGTTGAGAGGAACAAGCAACATAACGGCACAGAGAATGGTGAGTTTGAATATAACGAAACCATTGATGCTCTCACAGAAGCCCCCAAAGTTTTTGCTATTAGCGAAACGATGTTTAATAATTCCCTGTCGTGGGTGCTTTGGGTTGATCCTCACTGTTACACTATGGGTAAGGTAACTACTAACTATCTTGAGAAAGTATTTACCCATGATAACAGTGAGGTTCCGCTCACGCTAATAGAAGATCAAACACACTTTGCTGCATTTCAAATTACATACCAACCATGTGTTGATCTTATTGCTGACCTACGTGGTGCATATATTACTGACAACTTCTTGAAGTACAGGGATTGGAGAGCGTTCTTTATTCTCAATACCTTGGTATCTATATACAACGCACACGGTATGAACTATAGGTTGTTAAACTCAGACACTTCAAGTTTTGTTGATGACATACTCGTAGACTTACGTAGCCCACTAGCCAAGAACCTTAGAGATGCTGATGGTAATCGTGTCATACCTCTATCAGAGGATGCTACTACACCAGACATACTTCCTGGTAGATACAAACAACTAGCTGATCTTATTCGTTTCTATGAACCAAAGAAAATACTGGAGACTGGTACATGGAACTCTGGTCGTGCTATTGAGATGTCCCTCGCTGCCTTTGATCGTAGTGATGCGGTACACTACATTGGTTACGATCTCTTTGAAGATGCAACGTCTGCCATAGATAAAGAAGAGTTTAATGTTAAGCCTCACAATACTCAGGCTGCTGTTGTTAAAAGACTAGATGAGTTTGCAGAGTATGTGAAAGATAACAACAATAAAACATTTACCTATGAGCTACATAAAGGTAATGTTAGAGATGTTCTTACTAAGGACATACCAGATGATATTGATATTGCATTGATTGGTAGTGGCAATAGTGAACAGACTGTGGCACATGAGTTTGATATGTTGAAGTCTGTTCCTATTGTTTTGATGGATCACTACTTTACAAAGGATGAGGCTGAAGAACTACCACCTGAAAAATATCAAGGTGTTAATAAAGTCTTTGATAAGATTGAAACTAATAAAGTTCAAGAGGGTTTTGAAGACGAAGAAGGCTGGACTAACTTTGATCAGGAAAGCACAAATAGAAAACATATCTTACCTTCCAGTGACCGTGTGGTTAACGGTGGTGTAACTCACCTTGTTGTTGTCTTAACTAATAACGATGTTAAGGACATACCTGAAGAAGTTAAGCGTGTTCCTATTGTTGTACATCCCAGAGATAGTGTACCAAAAGAATATATTACCAGCAACATTCAAACTAATCTTAAATTAATTGATGAAGACAAGTGGATTGTTAAACATCCTGCACATAGAGACAAGGGTATTATTGTTTCAGCAGGACCATACCTAGACTACGACGAACTAAAGTCTTTTATGAAGGACAATCCTACAGCAAAGATGCTTGCAGTTAAACATGCCTATCCTAATCTATTACAGAATGGTATCGTACCGTGGGGCTGTATTGTTCTTGATCCCCGTCCAGTTGAAGGTGTAAGCACACATAACATCGTAAGAAAAGACTTGTTTAAAGATGTGTCTTCTGATACAATGTTCTTTGTAGCATCAATGACTGACCCATCCACAACCAAACACCTCAAGGATAGTGGTGCTAACATATGGGGATGGCACGCCTTTACTGATTCGCTACGAGAAGAGGACGAGAGAGGACAACAGATTACTAATAATGTGGTCAAGCTAAACGAAGAGCTTGGTATACCTCAAGGTGCTACACTAATTACAGGTGGTACATGTGCAGCAATGCGAGGCATTGGTATGTTCCACACGATGGGCTTCAGGGATGTACATCTCTTTGGTTTTGATTGTTGTAGGGACGAGCCTACTGACGAGGAGAAGACTGAAACCACAGGTGATCTTGAGGGTGGTGAAACTCCCAAACCTAAGTACATTGAGGTTAACGTACAAGATAAAACATATTGGACAACAGGTGAGCTTCTTGCTATGGCACAGGACTGTGAGAAAGTCTTTGCTGATCCTGGTCTTGAAGGTGTACTATCATTCCACGGTAAAGATACTATGGTTGCTGATCTGTGGGACATACAAGCATCAAGAGAGGAACGTCCTACATTTGAAGGGTATTATTCATGAGAAAAGCAGAGGCAATTACAGTCAAGTCAAAGATAGAGTGTGACGAAGACTACAGTAGAGAGTTTCCCTCTCAACGATATGAAGACTTACTAAAAGAATATGATTTAATGCACAAAGCATCTGATCAGATGTTTAATGGTCGTAGTATTATTAGTTTTGTAGATGTTATTAAACATGTTCTTAGAGAAAATAAATGTAAGACACTTCTTGATTATGGTAGTGGTAAAGGATTACTGTATACCAAAGACTATGATAAAGTTCAAATAGATAATCCTATCTCTCAACCACTGCCTGAATTTTGGGACATAGATGAATATACTTTATATGATCCAGGTTATGAAGAACACAGCAAGCTACCCACTGGTAAGTTTGATGCTGTTGTATGCACAGATGTATTAGAGCATGTACCAGAAGAAGACTTAGGATGGGTAGCAGATGAGCTTATTGACTACGCAAAGAAATTATTATTCTTAAACATCTCTTGCCTACCTGCACTTAAAAAGTTTAGGGATGGTACTAATGTACATGTATCTCTTTTTAAACCTGAAGAGTGGGCAAACTTTTTAGCAGCTAGACTAAGACAACATAGAAATGTTGATTTAAATATTGTATTATATGCAGATCATAAAGTAGATGAAGAGCTTAGAAGACGGGCATATAAGATTACATACTTCCCTACAATCTTTCAACTAACGGAGGACTAAGATGTTAGGATTAGCAGATTCAGTTATTGGAGTAGCAGGTAAAGTCCTTGACAAGTTTGTTGAAGACAAAGACTTAAAGACTAAGCTTAATGCAGAGCTTAAACAACAGATGATATCGCTTGATCTAGCACAAGCACAGGCAAACATTGAGCAAGCTAAGTCGCCATCTATCTTCGTTGCTGGTGCTAGGCCAGCTATCATGTGGATATGTGCTTTTGGTTTGGCATGGCAGTTTGTGCTGCAACCTGTAGCAGTGTGGGGTATTGCTCTTAGTGGTGCAGATATTGTATTACCTATTATTGAGACTGAAGGGCTGATGTCTCTGACTCTTGCCTTACTTGGATTAGGTGGTATGCGTACAGCAGAGAAGTGGAAAGGCGTACAACGCAACAACATGAAA